CCGGCAATGAAGATTCATTGCAGAACCTTTCCAGCACTAGGGTTAGGCGGTTTTCCCTCTTAGATGCTGCAAGTGAAAGTCTATCACTGGTTGGTCAGACCAATGATAAGGCTTCTCTTGCCACATCTCCCTAATTCTAATCTTGGTAGGTCTACCTGTGCATGCTTGGAAATCATAGAAGTTCTTAGAAATAGCTTCATTGATCTCTAAACATTGCCAGAAGGCACGTCGACAACAAGTTGTACTAATACTTTTGTTAGTATCTCTATCAACAAAAGTACGTTCTAACCAATGTCGATAACCGATCTCATCGCTACCCTTCCTCGGAACGGAAGTTAGTGCATGTGCTCTAACTTCTAATCTTTGGAGTAAAGGGTTCCATCGTTGCTTGAGATGATAATTAGTCATCTCATAACCCAACAACGATGAAGAACTGAAGAGTACCTTATAGTCAGATTGTAATTTATGCACAAACCATGTGCGTAAACTATCAAACTGACGTAAGTACGCCTCATTCGCGCTTGAGATGTGTCGTGTAAACCTAGACTCATCGATAGGATTGCTTGTGTACTTTCGACTTACTCTTATAGGAGTAACGTCGACACCGTCAATCGCCTCGATTCCGCAACTTTCGCGGAACGAGTCTTCAAGACGGTAGTAGGATTTTTGCGTATTAAGGCGAAAACCCAACTGTGATAATACATTAGCAACCTCATTCGCACAATCGTGCGGTACGATGATGTCATCTCCGTAAACAGAGAATCTGCCAGGAGATCCAAGACTCCTTGTCACTAGTTGACACACAGAAGCGAAGATAAGTGTCTCAATTGGGAAACATAAAGATGATCCCATAGGAGCGAATTTCTTCAATTTGATGCGTCGACCGTCGGATAGAAGTGTTTCTCTGGAACGAGTTGCTACCAAATATGGTAGCAGCTTCGTACCTTTGAATAACTTCTTCACCAACACGTAACTAACTGAGTCACTTGCAGATGACAAATCTAGCGTCGCCATATGACGATTACTAGATCCAGCAAGTGCAAGCTGCCCATTCCTACTCTGGTCATGGAAACCTATATGGTTTCTTAACCATTTGTTGGAGTGAACCATCCTATCTATCTCAAGCCAAATACCTTGTTGTAAATACTGCAAGGTAGGAGGCTCCTTCGATATTGTTCTAAAAGTTTTAAAACTCTTTGGAACAAAAATCGTTTGCGAACACCTATCAAGGGTGTTCGTGTCGTCTTCAGGTAGATATGAATCTTTAAACACATACCTAATCAATTCATCTGATTGTAAGTTTTTATACTTATAATCTAATGTCTTGTTAGTACTATGTGCGATAGATCCATTACTATGCCTGAATTTGAGATTAGATGGATCAAAGGACTTTGTCCAATATCGTATTATTGAATTTAACGATTGGACGAGGTTACCAGGGAATGTATCACAAATGTGTGACTCATTCGCCAGATATTCCTCTAAACACTCA